CTTGGATCAAGCCAAAGATAAAGTATTAGATCAACTCAGATATCAAGTCTGGGACCAAGTTAGAGAAGAAGTAAGACAATGAATAAAGTTGAAAATCAAGTCTTGGATCAAGTATGGAATCAGGTCGAGGATCAAGTTAGAAATCAAGTCCAGTATCAAGTCTGGCATAAAGTCGAGGATCAAGTCAGGAATCAAGTCTGGGATCAAGCTGTGGATCAAGTCTTGAATCAAGTTAAAGAAGAAGTAAGACAATGAATAAAGTCTGGGATCAAGTCTGGAAACAAGTCAGGAATCAAGTCTGGGATCAAGCTGTGGATCAAGTCTCGAATCAAGTCTGGAATCAAGTCTCAAATCAAGTCCGGGATCAAGTCGGGGATCAAGTCTGGGATCAAGTCCGGGATCGAGTCTTGAATCAAGTTAAAGAAAAAGTAAGATAATGAATCAAGTCATGAGTAACAAAATTAAGCCAATATTGATAACTGCAAACTTGCTACAAGAACAAAAAACTTTAGTTAATAGATCTAATTTCTTCACAGTAACATGTTGTTATGGTGCTACCGGTGAAGGTCAAACCTATATGGTGCTTTTTACACATGCATTAAATAAGATAATGGCTCTTCAAAAGTTCAGTGAAGCATTTAACCCTTTCTTTGCTAATGGTGCAGAAGTGCATGACGGATATTACTTCGATTTTGAAGGCGCATCATTTCTTATTACAGATGCTTTAAAAAAAGCTATGGAAGAATGGCATGGATATCTAGAATATAAAGCTTCATTTCATTTTAACTTTGCATAGGAGATATTATGTTTACTAAACAAGATCTAGAAGATATCTGGAATAATAAGCCTTACGGTTATTTCACAAATATGATGAAGAACATGAAAGGTAAAAAAAAGTACAAAGTACTCTGTACTGCATATGAGAAAGTTGATATTGCAAAGGAAGAAAGTGTTGTCTTTGCTAAATCTAGCGATAAAGCTATCAAATTAGCTTCAAATGATCTGAAACTAAGTCTTAATAAAATACTAAGTAAAAGTATTTCTTCAAATGTAAAGTTTCGATATAAAGCTGAACATATTGATTAACTAAAAAAGGGGGAAGCTAATGCTTCCCCCTTTTTTTTATTTGAATATTTCTAGAACTTTATCTTTATAGTCATCTCGATTTTTCACAAATACCTGAGTCTCAAAGTCATCATTTGCTATAATAATGACTATCTGAGGAAACTTAAGGCTAGTTAACTCTTCTGCCATAATGGAATATGTTGCGGCTTGAATAAAATAGTTTTGAATCCACTCTTCTTTTTTCTCTTTTTTGGAAGTCTTAAAGTCAACAATAGAGTTTATTCCATTATATTCTGCTAATAGATCTGATGTACCAGCAGCTTTTAAAATTTTTGAGTATAATACTGCTTCAATACCATAGACTTTGCTTACATTTTTAGCAAGAATTGATTTGATAGTATTGAACATCATCATATTAAATGGCATGACTTTACGAGAATCAATAACCTCATTCATCAAATAATTTTCACATAGTTTATGAACTGCGGTGCCTCTTGTGGATGCTTGTCTGGAAACTTTTTCTGCTTCTTTGACTCCAACTTTGGCTTTCCATAGTTCTAGTCCAGATTTATCTAGTTTCTCCCCTAAAACTGTAGTGACGGAAGGAAATACCCCATCTGGTGTGATGTAGTATCTCTTTCCGTCTTTTTCAGTACGCTCTAGTGGAACTAGATTTAATAACTCATGATTAAACATTATTTATCCCCATATAGCCATAACCAAATTCACTCATTAATGCCCACCATTTTTTATAGTTAATATCCTAAATTTTCACACGTTATAATAAATGATTTAACTAAACCACTTCTAACAATATCAGCAGATGTAAAAGAGATTGTTTTAAATTCTGGCATTTTAGCAATAACTTTCATGAAATTACTAAAACCAGATCCTCTTGAATCATGTTCAGAATGTAAATCATTTTGTTTAGTATCACCAGAAAAAATAACTCTACAGTTGTCACCTATTCTAGTAAATACAGATGATATTTCATGCCACGTCATAGATTGTGCTTCATCTACAACTATAATAGCATTATTAATAGTAATACCACGAACAAATGATGTAGTCATAAATTCAACAGTACCATTTGATTTGAGATAATCATATGCATCACCACGACTAAATAATTCAGAAAATATAGAATAATATGGTGCTTCATACACCCTGGATTTCTCTTTATTAGTCCCAGGTAAAAATCCAACATCTCTTGTAGGTACAACTGATCTTATAACTATTATTTTTTTATATTTTTCTGATTTAAGAACATCATACATTGCAAGATAAATGGACAAAAAGGATTTACCAGTACCAGCAGAGCCGGCAAGAAGTAAATGTTTACCTTTTCTATAAGCTTCAAATGTAAGTTTTTGGTTCTCTGTTAGAGGTTGAATTTCAAGGAGAGTAAAGTTTAATTTCTCCGCAGCTCCTACTCCATTCTCTCTTTTTAGTCTTCTTTCTTTACGTGACGGTCTCTTTTTAGGTGGTGCTGACATGTAAATCCTGTGTTTTTATATGCCCAGGTACCAATTAAAAAGTGTTTATGCTACTCTTAGTTATTCCAAGGGAGTGATGTTTCTTGATTTCTTTTAGTCTATCTCGAAAAGCATCATCAGGCTTCTTTAAACCTAGTCTAATAGAATCACCCAGAGCAGGAGCACCATGGACAAGTTGAGTCATGTGCGGATTATCTTCTAGATACTTGCTCCTCTCTGTTATTGACATAAAGAGCTCTTGCTCTTCACCAGTATTTATATCTTTATACAAATAAGTTGGCATTAGTCTTCCTCATCTTCTTCTATTCGCATTAAATCATCAACATTTTTAGATCGTAGAGCATTAGTAAGTCGTTTATTCTTTCGTCGTTCTCTATCTCTAAGAATATTATCTAGGTATTCATCTTCATCATAAATATCAGGATCTTTATAGATTTTTTTGCTTTTGCTCATGGTAATAGTCCTGGAAATGCCTCCTTGATAATATCTGGTGTAACACCTGGATATGGTAGATATTTGTCTTTAATAGCCAATAATAGTTTAGCGTCATCTGCTGAAACAGTTTCAAGTAACTGAACAAATAATGATTCCCTACGAAGCTGTTTGAGGCTAGGATTACCACCCTCAACAAATAGATACATCTTTCGACATTCATGATAGAAGATGTGTTCTTGATCCACTAGATCATTTGGCTTATACGGTGGTGCGCCTTCAGGGAGAAGCCATTTAACTGCTGGATCAAATGCTCCACGAAGTACTGTCTGAAGTGCTACACCATCATTCTCTTGAAGCATTCTGATCCTATCAGATCGACTAGTCATACTTGAGGTTTTTTCAAGTATTTCTGCAACTCCTAGCTTCATTTAGACTTTTTCCTCATACATATTCATTGATGTGTTCCATTAGATTTTTTAGTTTGTATTGGATAAAATAATTCATTAGCTCTGGAGCTTTTTTATTAGCTTGTTTGTTGTATTCTTCCATAATAGATTCCGATACAGTTTGTGGAATATTTGAAAGATCAATGAGTTGTTGATTACGCTTGTAATTACGAAGTTCAGTAAGAGACTGGCAAAACTCTTCTGGATTCTTATTTAAATAAGAATCTAGTTTCTTTTGCGTGACTGGCTTTTGTCGAGTACCAACCACAAGACAATTATCATCTGATAGAAAGTTTGGGATGCCATCACCAGAATCGCCTTTGATGATATGTTCCTTAAGAAACTTTGATGGATCATTACAAGTGATAAACTTCTTAAGTACTGGATTATATTGCTTTACGTTCATATAAGACTGAAGTTGTTGGAAGTCCTTATCTCCTGATATAATCAGAATCTTATTAGAAGTATTTCCGTGCTCATGACATAAAGTAGCAATCACATCATCAGCCTCAGCGGTATCGATACGGATGACACGATATGGAAATATAGTCAAAAGTTCGTCACGAATCTTATTGAGACATTCAAAGATTGCTTTCCAGTCTAGTTCAGAAGCAGCCTGTGATTTCTTACGATTAGCTTTATAATAGGGGAAGAGTGTGCGACGCCAATAGTTTGATGCATCGCAAGCAATTACTAGCTCACCATATTCAGCACCAAACTTGGTCTTATACATACGAATAGAATTCAATACCATATGTCTTACCATATTTTCATCTAGTTGAGCATTGGTATGATTACCAATCTGAACCATGATATTGGAGAGCATCACCTGGGAAAAATCAATGACTAGCATACTTATAAGGGTTATTCACCCTTTCCTTCTTGTTGAGTGATAATAATTTTAACTTTATCAGAGACTGCTAGACCATCGGAAGTCTGGATAAAAAGATTATTTGCAATCAATTGAAGTGGATGATCAATACTTTTAAGCATACAAAGCAAAGAACGGATTGATTCTACTACCATAGCAGAATGCTTTAAAATATTATCATCATCTTCATCTGGTTGAAACCCAGCTACATGTAACTGGTCAAAAAGTGACGGTATAATAGTCTCTATTGTTTCCTGGATATGAAACTGTTTTACCATATCCATAGACTCATCAACTTCTTCAATGGTTTGAGGACCATTGTATTTATTTTTCTTATTAGGGAAAAGGACGATATTATTGGATTGAGTCATAATTTAATATATCATACCTCTCATATATTGTCAACCATTTATTTTTTGATCCTCTGTATAGATAATCTTTGAACCTTCAGAAGTAAACTTAAAGTCATATACTCTACATTCGGTTTCTGACATAATAGAACTTATAACTTTCTCTTGATTTTTTTTTGGGCAATAAAATAATAAGAATCCACCACCACCTGCACCAAGAACTTTACCACCTATAGCACCATTATCAATAGCAGTTGTATAGATATGATCAATTTTGCTGTTTGAAATCTCTTTAGTAATTTGCTTCTTGTCTATCCAAGCAAGATGTAGAAGATCACCAAAAGAATCTACATCACCCTTTATGAGCATATATGCGGCTGTAATAGCTTTATTACGCCCATTTAAGACTAAATTAAACTTAACTTCATCATCCATAAGTTTAGATTGGGCGGAAAGAATCATATTAGCCGATCTACCAATCCCCGAATAAACTAAGATAAGATTATCTTGTAGAGTTTGTAAAGTTTCATGGTTAATATTAAGTGGAGTATTTGTAACTTCTGATTTTGTAAAGCCAAATAGATTTATACCGCCGGTTGCAGCGGCATATTGATCCTGTTTACCGATAGGATATCCACATCGTTCCATCTCAATTGTGCACGCTAGTTCGGCTAGCTTCTTTTTATCGGTAGTTTCTTGAATACAGTTGATAAGTCCTACGGTGAAAGCAGATGATGATCCTAGACCAGAACCTCTGGATGGAATATCCGAAACTGAAGTTACATGAAGTGGTGTTTCAATATTAAAATGTTTTAATGTTTCACGAGTAATATCGTGTGTCATGCTATCAAGATTTTCAAAATCTTCAATGGTATCAAAAGATGTAACAAAATTACTTGCTTGTGGTTTACCGTGAACCATAACATAGATATATTTATCTATAGTCACGGATAATGCTGCACCTGCTTTTTTAGCATAGAATGAAGGTAGATCACTGCCTCCACTAAAAAAGCTAATCCGTAGAGGTGTTTTGGAAATAATCATGAAGTTTTATATACAAACTGCGGTTTTGGGAATTGTCGACTTTCTTCAGTAGGATATTTCTTCAATAGTTCGTTGAGCATACCTTCCCATTGCCTCTTGATTCTATCAAGATTATAGCGACTGTCAACATAAACCTTATTGAATCTTACCATATCTTCATGGTTTTTATCACGAATAAACTGAATTGTAGCTTCAAGATGCGAAGAAAAAATATTAGCATGTTCAGCTTTATCCATAGTCCCTTGATACATCACATTAAGAGAACCTGAAGTATCGGCTAAAGCACCATAGTTTGGATGAACACAGACCAGTTGAGCAGACATAGCTTCAATCATAGCACGACAACTGGTCTCCATCCAGATTGATGGATAAGCAAAAATGTCACAAGAGTTTAGATGTAATTTTAGTTGTTCATTAGGAACAAATCCATGATAAGTCATCTGAGGATGATTTCTGATTTGGTCATAAAGTGGTTCAAATTGCTTATCAGCATCTTCCCAACCATAGATCTTAAAACTAGAAAATACATCTAGATGAATATCATTATATTTATCTGCCAAATATTGAAATACAGAGACTAGAATATCAAGACCGCGCTGTGGTGTTGATGTATAGACTAGGCGGATCTTCCCATCACTGTTTGTGTGTCTAAGCATAGAATCAACCGGTTCAATAGCAGACTCAAGAACAATAGATTTTGTATCATAAGGAAGCCCATGATAGAGTTGATATTGATTCATTTGCCAGTTTGAAATATAGACAAACTTGTGAAATTTATCTTGAAAACTTTCATCTCTAAGCTTGGCTGACTCTGGATCTTGTGACAGGTCATGCTGCCAAAGAACTCGAATCTTAGTTTCATCAAGTTCTCTGACTCGGGATGAAATGATTTGAAAGTGTTCTAGTAATGATGGATCAATAATAGAGGCTAGTTTTCTTTTGGCAATCTCAGTTCCACCATTAGCGTTCTTTGAGATTTCATTTTCTTCAAAAGCTTTCATTAGATAGTAAATCCTGACTTGACTGCATCATCATAAAACATCTTCACAGTTTCTATGGAATAATCAGTTAAATTCTTACCTTGTAGTCCCATCTTCTTGATAATATCTGGCGTCATCGTAATAATATCACAACCTGCTTCAAGTGCTTCATTGTAGTTATAAGCTTGTCGAGTTGATGCCCATAGGAACTTTACGTTTTTATTTTTAATTTTATCAGTATTATGAAAAGTATTAAGCTTGATACATTCTTTAGTAATATTTACAGCATTATTACCTGAATCAGCAATACGCCCAGCAAAAATAGATATGATGGATGGTGTTTGATTATCACCAATAGCGCGAAGTACTTCTTCAGTTTGTTTTGGAGTAAATACAGCTGTTACATTTACTTGGACTTTAGATGCTAGAAGCATTGCTACAAGTTCACGAGTTGAAGTACCCAAGGTATTAGTAACTGGAATCTTTACATAGACTGGATAATCATAGCGCTCGCTGAGTTCATGAAGTCGCAATGCTTGTCTATACATACCATCAAAATCATCAGCAAAAACTTCAAGACTTATATTGGTATCCGGTCTTTCAAACTTTAAAAAATTAAGAACATCATTGGTAAATGCTAGATAATCAGTAACCCCTGCTTGTCGCATGAGTGAAGGATTTGTGGTAAAACCCATGATATTTTTATTTTTTGCGGACAAAACAATTCCGTCCATTGCTGCTCCATCAGCATAAATGTCAATCATTCATAATCCCTTCAATAAGGTTTACAGCTTTAAGTAAAGTAGAAACTTGATAATCTGGTAAAACAGTTTGATATGGTTCTGGTGCAAAATATACATTTTCTGAACAATAGATTGTAGTAATCTTACTACTATTACCAGCAACTATATCTTTCCAACGGTCACCAACAAGTACACATTCTGATCTATTTAATCGATATTTTTCAATCGTTTTTTCAAGCATTCCATTATTGGGTTTATAATCAAGACTATTTCTGTTATAAGCTACTAGCACTTCATCAACACCTACATCTAATAGTTTTTGATTGAAGTATTCTAAAGTTTCTAGTTCCATCATACCATCATTCACGTCTGGTTGATTAGTTACTACAATAACTTTAAGTCTTAAAGTTTTAAGTTTTAAGATAGCCGAAATAGATCCTGGAATAAATTTAAACTCTGTTTTTTCCCAAGGCGCTGTAGTAATATTATCTCGTTGAATAAGATAGTTTATTACCCCATCACGATCAAGAAATACAGTTTTTACCATGTGGTTTTTTGAACTTGTAAAAGTGGATGGGAAACAATACAATGCCAGACAATACCTTGGAATGCTTCACTCATTGGGGTCATCAGACTTGGATCGGATTCTGGGATGACACAGGAAGATTCAGCATATCTAGCAACATAACTATTTTGTCTACCTACAATAGCCATTACTTTACCACCATATATATGAGCATAATCCGTGGCTAGGATAAGATTTACTGAAATACCTCTTGCAGCATCACCACCACCTACAGATAAAATAAACAAAGCATCTTTACTATTAAACTTTGAGACTCGAAGCCATTTTACAAAGAAATCTTCCCAACCTTCATCATTGACTCGAGCTGTAAGTTCTGAAACATTATCAGTTGGGCAATATGCTTCAATATTGCAAAGCTTACGAAGATCATTTACCATGTGTGATGCATTAGCGGCAGACCCGCCAGCACCTAGTACAAAGACTCTTCCACCGCCGTCTCTTACTTCAATTAGATCTTGTATGATATCTTCAATATCAGTAGTGTGAATAAGATTAGCAGTGGTACTTGCTAAAATTAAAAAGTTTTCAACGTGACTCATAATTAACCTCGAATCCTTGTTCTAAGTTCTGTAGAACTATAGTTGTGCAATCTATCAATATAGACAATCTGGATACTTCTGTGATCACAAATATCTTGACCAGTAAGCATAATGCAATTATATTCAGAACCAACAAATCTTTTTTTAATAGGAAGAATAGCCAGCATATTCTCTAGATCAAGTTCTGTATCGTATGGAATAATGGATGACACAAAACCTAAAATATTGAGCTGAATAAACCTTTCAAACATTGTCTGAACAGGTTTTTCCTTAGTTTCTGGTCGATCCAAAGTTGGATCGGTATGTAAACCAACCCAAAGATCATCACATTCTTTCTTGCATTTTTCTAGAAAAGATAGATGACCAGGATGAAGAAGATCAAATGCCCCACATGTAAAGCCAATAATATTATTTTCTAATTTCATTGATATCCCTAATAATATAAAATATATGCAACAAAGATTTACATAAGGTAGAACTTATATTTCTATGTAAAACAAACTCTTTCTTTATAATGAGACTTGATGTGTTTAGCTCCGAAGTATTCAACAACAAGTTGTTCAACGACTTCATGTTCAAACGGTTTACAGCTAAACACATCGAGAAATAATGATTTATATTCATCAACAAAATGCGCACAAATATTTGAAGTACTAATAAGTTGTTGCATGGTCAGACCGGATTTATCACCTTCACCGAAGAAAACAATATCTGGTTCTCCATAAGCAATCATATCAATATCTTTTACCAGTTGTTTAGTAAACTTATAAACAGTTTCTTTATTTGTGATAAGATTCAAATCACAAAAAGAAGCATCGACTGAAAGATGCCAGCCCCATTGTTGGGGCTTATTCAAGCTATTAATAGCTAGCATTTATTTTTCCTTAGTAAGAGTCATGCACTTGAATGTAGATAATGGAGTCAATTCGGAAAGAGCGCCATCCGCCTTTTACAACATCCCAACAAGCAATTACTTCAGGATTCTTTTGATGAAAATCTTTTTCACCATCTTGTTCAGTTGGATCAGCTCGATATGATTCTGGTAGAAGTCGTGGTAGAAGTGTGCAGCGCATCTGGCGCTCTTCACCATTTATCTTTGTAAATGATACTTCTAGAACATTGCTACGAAGGTTCTTAAGTATTGTGTCACGTTGAAACATAATATAATAAATCCTTATCCTGCTAGATATTTTTGAGAAGTTAATTTTTGTTCTTCAACTATAGGTCTAATCTCATTATATCCCCCAATATAATATCCGTCAACCACTATTACAGGATAATTGGCGGCAGATGGATACTTTTCTTTTACTGTCTCTCTTGTAAAATCTGCATTTAGTCTATATTCTTTATAACTGATCTTATTATCTTCTAATAGACTTTTAACTGCTGTGCAATAACCACAGTTATCTTTAGTGTAGATTTCCACTAGCATTTTTTGTTTCCTCTTGTGGTAGTCTATCTTGCCAAAACCGTCTTACATGATCAAGGTTTAATGGATCCAAACCTAGATCCATCATATCATTATTGATCATTATTTCAAATTTACTAAATGCTAAACGTTGCTTCATTAACTGATAGCCTCAGATGCAGCAGCATGCACTACTATATAAGTCTCTAAAGCAGTATTTAGACTTGCAAAGTGATTTACATATTTCTGAATAGCTTCATCAATATTTGATGCCATAACAATACGACGTTGATCAGCTGTAATGGGTGTTCTATTACTTCCTGGCGCTGGTCGCATCTGAACATTTCCTTCTACAAGGAACATATTACCACCAATCTGTTGATTTGCAGGAACTGTAACTGTTTCAGTCATTTGATCAGTTTTATTCATAGTCATTAGACTGTTATTGACTGCAACAGTTTCAATCCAATTTGGTGTTTGACCAAGTTGGGCCATATCATCTTCATAGTTATATTCTTTTGGTTGTTCCATTACAGCTTTCTTCTTTCTAGGTCCTGTACTCATTTTACCACGTTGATATTCAGGATTGGCAACCGAAAATGCTTCTGCCTCATCCTTATTTACCCTTAAATCTTTTTCATTATTTGTAAACCAAAAAAATGAACCAGGTTTTTTGCCACTCATTATTTTATCCTTTAACCATTGTATAATCATCCCATTATTTCTATCTTTAGTATCACTACTCCATCTTTTTTTATTCCAAGATGAATAGCACATTTAAGTGTTAAGTCAAACTCCCTATTTTTGATAAAAGGTCCTCTGTCATTGATCCTTGCTATAAGATAGGTATTTGTTTCCATGTTTGTAAATTTTACAAGAGTACCAAATGGTAAAGTCTTGTGGGCTGCTGTATATGCATATGGATTAAATACTTCCCCATTTGCGGTTTTTATACCATGTTTATACCATGAGACTTTAGCTTTATAAGTTTTAACGACTTTGATTGCCGCTGGTGTGCGCTCATGAGCATAGGATTCAGTTGAAAACAGAAATACTATGCTCATGATAGCGCCAATCAGGCGCATTCTCATTGTTTTATCCTTTTTTGTTTATTTAAGCTGCTTCTAATAGATCTTTTAGTCTATCTGCACAAATAGAAGCAGCAAAAGCTTTTGGCTTTACTTGAGGTGTAATATTACAAGCTCCTCTAATATAACCAATAGCCTGATTTATTACACATGAAGAACCATGCCTTTCTAAAGGATTGATATCCAAATGTAATTCTACATATCTCTTACCAATAACCTCGGTAAGTCTTTCATACATTTTCTGAACCATGTAGACTTCGTTCATGAGTCTTAGCGCTGGTCGACTTGGTTTTGAGTCAAAGTCTTTTTGTCTTGCAACATCACCAAAAATTTTACATCCATGCTTACCGTCTTTATGAATGATAACTGCAACATAATAATCTGCATGCCAAACTCCATTGAGCTTGAAACGTTCAGAATCTGCACCTATATAAATTTTTGACCCTTGTGAAGAACAAGAAATAAACTGTTTCACTTTTTCTAGGTCAAACTTTTGCACAATACTATTTCTTTTTATTTAAGCGGCGCTTTTTTCGTTTACCTGAACCAATTTTTCGTCGTCCTTTACCTGATTTAGTCTTATGTGCCCATGGCATAGTTTATATCCTCAAAGTGTTATATTTTTTAGATGATCTTTCCGAACTCTAACCATAATCCACGCATTATAAAATTTATTGGATTCTAGAGCACCTCGAATTATTTGTTCTTTCAACTCAAAATAAGTTAACTCGCTTTTTGAAGTACAAAATCTTATAATTTCTTTGGTAAAATTATTTTCACCTAATATTTTTATATCATTTTTTAGTTCATCATTGGACCCCCAGTAGGTTTGCCAATCAGAGTCGTGTAAAAACTTTTTCTTTTTACCTTTTATTACTTTGGTCTTTTTAAACTTCAATAGTTTCTTACCAATATATTGTCTACCATTGGTCTCATTAGTTATTATATACACAAATCCTATAAAGTCAATTATTTTTTCTGTGTCTATAGGTTTTTCATCATATAACCATAAAGTCATAGGGGACGTCTCCTTTCCCCTATACTTATACTACTTATTTTTAATCAAAGTTTTCCCTACCACCACCATCCCAAGGATCTTCATCTTCATCTAAAAAATAATCTTTATCATCTATATTATAAATTTCTTTTAATACAGAATCTAAAGAATCACTTATACCTAAACATTCATTTAGATTATCAACATCAAAATCTTCAAATGAAGAAATCATCTCATAGTAAATATTAATCTTGATTTGTTCATCATGTACATGTCGTTCAATATTTTCTGCTATTTCTGCAAACAATGCACTGCCTTTTGCCCAACTCATATTTTTTTCCTTATAGTTTAAAATCTTTTAACGATTCAGTTGAAACGTCATTCTTTACTCCGCCAATAATGTAAGAAGTTATTTGCGTTTCCTGAGGAGCTACTTGTACTTCTCCACCAGAAATCCATTTGCTTGTCCATGGTAATGGGTTTGAACTGGTCTTATAAAGACTTGGAAGACCAACGGCAGTCAAACGACGATTAGTAATCCATTCTACATATTCATTTAGAAGTTGCTTATTTAAGCCAATCATTGATCCATCTTTGAATAGATATTCACCCCATGCTTTTTCTTGTTCTGCTGCACTAAGGAACATATCAAGACATTCTGCTTTTGTTTCTTCTTGTATTTGCCTGAAATCAGGATCATCTAGTGGAAGTACTTTTAAAAGTTGTTGTGTACTAGCTAGATGTAAATTTTCATCACGACATATAAGCTTGATAATCTTGGCATTACCTTCCATCTTCTTCAATTCTGCAAATGCCCACGAACAAGCAAAACTGACATAGAAGCGAATACCCTCAAGGATATTGACTGACATAAGAGTAAGCCAAAGTTCTTTTTTATGACCATATTTATCACTATCAGTCAGAGTATTAACTGAAGCGCTGTTATTCCAATCAATAAGATTATTATAATGAAGACTGATATCTTTAGCACAATCCACAATTTCTTGCATATCTAGAATATCATCCAGAATCTTTGATGGGTCTGAATATACATTACGAATAATATGAGTATAAGATCGTGAATGGACTGATTCACTAAATGTCCATGCCACAATCCAGTTTTCAAGTTCAGGTAAAGAACAAATAGGACCAAATGCAACCGTAGGTGCTCGTCCCTGCACTGAGTCAAGAAGAATCTGGCGCTTTAGATTACTTGTAAAGATATGTTGCTCGTGCTTTGATAGATCACGAAAATCTTTTGAGTCTTTTAAAAGATCAACTTCTTCTGGTACCCAG